GGGCTTGTCTTCGGCGTGCAGATGCCTGAAGACGTTTTCGTTCGTTATGCTTATCACAGAGAACGCAAAGAGGAGCTGCCATTCAGTATCGGCTTCCCCGCCGACAAGTACACGGTCGATGAGGTAGTGGCCTTCCTTAAGGATGCCGAGCTGCCTTACATCGAGGTGGTACCGGCAAGCAACAGCGAAGCGATACGCTCGACCAGAATTCTTTGTGCTCGCATTTCAACTGTCGCACAGCAAGACAGGTTTTGTAGGATACGCGGGGGTGGCCGTGCTAGAAAGCTAACTTTTTCCGGAATAGCAAGAACCGCTGAGCCGGTTATGGGAGCTGACAGCGTTTTGGAATATGACGACGTTGCTACGCTTCGCGTACCGTCGCTCACGCTGCCCCTGGATTACTCTCACAATTTCGACATTGTTGTTGGTCGTGTCATAACGGTACGTAAACGTGGAGGTAATCTGTATGTAAGAGGCGAAATCATCTCTTCGCGCCCAGGCGACCAGGCTGATGAAATCATCGATGGACTGCTTGCAGGACGACCGTACCAGCTTTCAATATTCAGCACAGCTGATGGTAAATCGGTTGTTCGAGAAATTCACGAACCTGATGGCGTGCACCAGACACCGTGTCGTGTTTATGAAAATTATGTTTTGCGTGGCGTCGCTATCTGCACTTACGGTGCAGACGCGCAGACAAAAGTTATCGCTAAAACCCTAATAGAAGAAGGAGTTGAAGCCTCTATGAGCAAGAGAGAAGCCTCCCAAACCCCACCCCCCACACAGGTTGATGAGGTTGCTCGGCAGGAGCCTGAAGCACAAGCTCCTGACCAGCCAGCCGAACAACCAGATGTTCTCGCTGAAATGGAGCGGCTCAAACAGAAGATGATCGACTTAGACTCACGCCTTGCTGACCTGGAGCAGCTCGAACAGAAGATGATCGACTTAGACTCCCGCCTTGCTGACCTGGAGGTGAGAATGCAAGCATTCGCAGCCAAGCTTGATGAGCTTGCGGCTACCGTGGATGCCGTCGCGAATCAAATAAACGCGACCACGACACAGGTTGAAACGATTCGAGAGGAGATGAAGCGGAGCCAAATTCCGAGCTTTATGCCGACTGAGGTGGCACAAGACAAGCCGCCTAAAGAAAAAACCATGGAGTTCTTTAAAGGTGTTGTTCGTAAATGGTGGTTGAGCTAGAGAAAAGAAAATAGGAGGTTAAAAACATGGCATTGCCGACGATTGCTGATCTTGTGGCGAAAGCGCGAAACGCTGATCGTTTGGTTGGTGTTCTCGAAGAGGCGATTCAAGACTTTTCGGAGCTGAGGTACATTCCAGCACGTACGGTCGATAAAGAGATCTACACCTATGTTAAGCGGACCTCGCTGCCGACTGGCGGCGGTTTCCGCTCGGTGAACGATGGTGTTACGCCGAGTAGCTCAACTTACGACGAAGTTATCGTCACGCTCAAGCTCCTGAGCGAGATTTTAGTTGTGGATAAGGGCGTCGCACTCGCATATGTTGATGGGCCTGAATCCTATCTCATGACCGAGGCGGTTGGATCGGCTTCTGCGTTCCTGTCGAAGCTGTTGAATCAGTTTTATTATGGTACGCAGAACGACGCAAACGGCTTCCTCGGTCTTGCGGATGTCGTTGATTCCAGCATGGTGGTGGATGCTGGTGGCACGACCGCAAACACCGGTTCGAGCGTTTGGGCGTTGCATTTGAACGATCCGAAGGGAGTCTGTCTTGCCTTTAAGGCCGACATGAACATCAATCCCATCGAATTTCCGGATCCGATTGAGCAGCTCATTCCTGGAACCACCAGCGGAACCTACTTCCCGGCCTTGGTGAGTGAGTTCACGGCATGGGTTGGCCTTCAACCTGGCCATAAGTACCAAATCGGTCGCATTAAAAACATTACTGAAGATAGCGGCGCTCAGTTGAATGACGACTTGATGTCTGATCTTTACAACAAGTTTCCGGAAAGCTCAAAACCGACGGTTTTCGTTATGAGCCGTCGGTCACGGGCACAGCTTCAAAAGAGCCGGACCGCTTACAATCCGCTGGGTGCCCCGGCAGCTGTGCCTGCTGAGTGGGAAGGTATCCCGATTGTTGTGAGCGAGGTCATTCGTAACAACGAAGCAATACCTAGCACTGCCCCTAACCAGGCGGGGGGATAACAGGTATTCGCAACGACGAAGTGATAACATAACATAACTAGTGAAAGGAGATAAACATGGCGATGAAACTTGGTTTTCAGGGTTCGCTTGAAGTCGGTGCGACTGGAACCAACGGTGCCGAGCCAACGACGTATAGCGTTCTCAAGAACGTTAAAGACGTCACGATCAACCTGAGCCGAGATCGTGCCGACGTTACAACTCGTGCCGCTCAGGGTTATAAGATTGAGGTCGCAACGCTCGCGTCGTTGTCGGTTGAATTCGAATCCATCTGGGATTCGGAAGACACCGCCCTGGGTATCGTGAAGTCGGCCTATTTCAACAACGATGTTGTTTGGGTCAAAGCCCTTGATTCGAAAACCGGCAGTGGCGTGAAATTCCCAGCCTCCGTGGCTGATTTCTCGCTCAATCAGCCTCTGGGAGAGGCTCAGACAGTGCGTATTACGCTCGTACCGACGTACCACACCGTTGCTGGTGATTATGCCCCACCAGAGTGGGTTGATGGCACCTGATTTGCTAACTAGCATCTGAAGGTGTGTAATGGAACTCCGCCGCGTCGAAAGTGCGTTGTTTGAAACGCTGTTGAGAACTGTTGGCACCACGCTAACGGTCCTCAACACACAAAGCAATTGGAGCTTTACTGTAAAAGGTGTTCTGTATAAACCGGCGGATTTTATCGACGCGGCGGAGACTTCCGGCGCTATCCACTTCAGGCTGATTCTGCGAAAAAGCGACATTTCGCCGCAGCTTTTAACTGGTAATCTTGATCCCTATCTTTTCATAGAAAACGCAACTGGTCGTCAGTTTACGCCGGTTGCTACTGACGGACGTTATTTCTCCGTTGCTGGTAATTCCGGTGTGTTAACATCAATGGTGTTATCGCTTAATCATGAGCCTGCTTACTGATATAACAACCTCCGTTGCGAGTGCTCTGCAAGACGCTGGGGTACAATTCGACGTGCTTCAAGGCCCTACCACGCTTCAGCGAGAAAACGTGGTGAGCGACCAGTTCTATGTTGTGGTAGCAATTACTGGTGGAACGGTTTCCGCGTTTACAAGAGACAGGTTCATAAGCTCGCAAAGTGTAAGCGTGTATTTCTATGTTAAATCACGAAAAGCCTACGAGGACTTCTTAAATACGTGCCTCTCAGCAATAAAACGCATATGTGCAGACATGTTTGCAGCTGATAAGGCCGTTAACAACGCACAGTTTACGCTTGATACTGAACTCGCGGATGCTGGAGACACTGGGCTTCTGTTCACCTTCGAGACTGAGGTTGAACTATAATGGTACGCATCAACATACGCGGTCTTTATAAAAAGGCTGCAAAAGCTTTCGATGCTTCCGTTATTACAGCACTTAACAAAGCCGGTGCTTACTATCGGGGCACCATCCAGCGTTCAATGCGATGGACAGCACTTGGGCGGCAATATAAGCCGTCTCCGCCTGGTCAGCCGCCGAAGGCTATTCGTGGAAGGGGGCAGTTGCGTCGCTTCGTCGTCTATGTTGTAGATCGTGCCCGGCATAATGTTGTAATAGGCCACAAAAAGCTGGGGGCTGGGTTCGTACCAGTTCTGCACGAACTTGGTGGTGTAGCGAGAAGGAGAAGAGTTAAGCCTGGGCAAAAAGCACAAATTGCTGAAAGAAATAGTCGCCCAGTCATTGTACGCATACAAACAACACGGCAAGCAGCGCTAGCTAACAAGTTCGTAAAACCTGCACGGTATCCGCCGAGACCGTATTTGTCTACGGCGGTTGAGAAATATGGGGACACAGTTAATCGTCTGTTCTTTGATGCTTTTAAGAACAATCTTGAGAAAAAACTGAAATGAGGTGAAACATGAAGCTCGAATTCCGAGGCAAAGAGTACTCCAGACGGCTTACTGTCGGGGCGCTGATTGCCATTCAGGAGGCGGGCATCGATCTCGAAGAAATTAGCTCTCCTGAGCAGGCAACAAGCCTTGTAACAAACCTCTTATCCATATCGGGTATCGCTACCATAGCATATGCCGTCTTTAAGCGTGATTTGAAGAACATAACAAAAGATGAGTTCGTTGACGAGGTAACCCCAGAGCAGATTGCCGACCTTCGAGATCAGCTCATAGCGGAGCTTGTGGTTTTTTTCAAGGTCGCGGGCCGTCCGGACATATCAGCAATCATGAGCGCGGTACAGAATGCGCAGCACGAGCTGGAGAAGAGCCTGACGGAGATCGAAACACAATCCCAGCAACTTCCTCTTCCTTTAAATCTTTAGGCATCCTAACGACGTGCTTTCGCCTAGCTGGTGCTGTTGGGGTTGATCCGCGGCCATTCACATTTTACGAGCTAGAAGAAATGTTCATAGCTAGGCAATATTGGGAGTGGGCACGGACAGCCCAGATTTTAAGCGCAATGTGTGCCTTCGGCGGCACTAACGCCGATCTCAATGAGCTAAATCCATTTAGCGAGGCATATGGGCTTATGGAACCGAGAATAGCTGTGTCGGCAAAGGAACTGTACTCACTGCTGACCGAGCACGCGGAGTTTAAAAAACGATGGCGCAATTAG